GGCCTTGCTGATTACCTAAATGGTGAAGATGGTACAACAAATGAAAAGTATGGTGTTCCTTACATGATGGGACCTCCTCAAAAGAAAGTTTCAAAGAAAAAATCTAAGAAACCTATGAATAAAGGAAAATAAGATGGCTTGTAAAAAGAAATCTGGAACTAAACCTAAAAAATAAGGATTTAAGATGGCTGAACAGAAGAAATCAGGTATTCATATTAAACCTGAGAATAAAGGTAAGTTTACTGCCCATTGTAAAAATAAAGGGTTTGGAAACGTTACTACAGCATGTATCGAAGAAGGTCTAGCAAGTAAATCTGCTGGTGTTCGTAAAATGGCAAATTTCGCACGGAATGCCAGAAAGTGGAAACACTAAATACTAATTTTAGGAGATTTAAGTTTATTTTAAGTCTCTTAAAGTTAAAATAGCATTAAGTTATATCTATAACTACTAAAATCAACAATCGAAAAGGAATCACCTAAATGATGATTAACCAAGAAGTACCGACTGAACTAGTAGCCACTGCAAAGTCACAAGAAGAAATTATGCTAATTGAAAACCAGTATTGGGTAGATTTAGCACAAGCACTATCTAGACTTGAAAATGGAAATCCACGTCCTGATGACTTTAAAAAAGTTATTCTAGATGGTTATTTTAAAGACCGTGCTGTTAATGGTGTTAGTATGCTTGCAACTGATAACGTTAAACGTGGAGGTTTCCGTTCCGATGTTATGGAAACGCTAATTGCGATTTCACAACTACAGGATTATTTCTTCACTATTAAAAACCTTGGGTTTGTACCAAGTGAAGATGAAGAAGAAGATCAGGAGTAACAAATGGCTGTTTACACTGATGATGAACTAAATCGTATGACCGATGAAGAACTTGAGGCAGCTTTTCTTGATGTCCAAGTTGATGAAGAAGGAGAAGTAGAGGATTTGGAACAACCCGTAGATAACGAGGATTCCGAGGATGATACTAGTTCTGATGAAACTGAAGATGAAGAATTTGAAGAAGATTCTGAAAATGAGGAAGAAGATCTCGACGGAGACTCTGACGAAAATGACGAAGACCTATCTGATGAAGATGAAGATTCAGATGAAGACGAACAACCAGTACGTAAATTTAAGTACAAAGCTAATGGTAAAGACTATGAATTCTCTGAAGAAGAAATTCTAGAAAAGTTTGGACAAGTATTTGCTCAAGCTCAGAACTATACTCAGAAGATGCAAACAATCAAACCTTGGCGTAAGACTATTGATGCAATTGAGCAAGCGGAACTTTCTGCAGAAGATATCAACTTGGCAATTGACGTACTGAAGGGTGATAAAGATGCAATTAACGAACTTCTAAAACGAAAAGGTATTGACGCCCTCGAATTAGATTCCGAAAATTCTAAGTATCAACCAAAGGATTACGGTCGTAATGAGACTGAGATTGCAATCAAAGAGATTGTAGATGAGATTAAAGATGATGCGGAATATGCAACTACTTTCAACGTACTTGAAAAACAGTGGGATGGAAGAAGTCGTCAGGCTTTCGTAGATGATCCCGAAAAAATCCGTCTACTTCACATTGACGTAAAGAGTGGTATGTATGATACAATTGCTCCTATCGCTAACAAGATTAAGGTCTTTGATGGTGGTGGTAAGAGTGACCTTGAGTACTACCAGGAAGCTGCACGTCAATACTTTGCTGATCAAGAACGCAATTCTAATGCTTCAAAAAGAACAGCTGATGTAAATCGTGTTAAAGAAGCAACTACAAAAAGAGTTAATACACAAACTAACTCTGCTCGACGTAAAGCTGCTGCACCTACTAGGTCAGCGGCAGGAAGTTCTAAGGTGACCGATTACCTCGATGACTCTGATGAGGCATATGAGGATTGGTATAAAAAAATTGAGAATGCTCACTAAGGGCATTCTTAAACTCAATTAAAAGGTAAAACAAATGGCTACTAACGTTTATGGTAATGGTACTACAACAGCAACTGCTGGTGCTAATACAATTGTTCACTACTACGACCGTGCAGGTGTGAACGCTGCTAACCGTGTTAACGTTTATCAACAATGGGCTGATCGCAAATCAATGCCACAGAAGTATGGTAAAACGTTTAAAATTTCTCGTTTCGAACACATGTATGACCGTCCTTTCGCGGATGCTGACTTTGCAAGCAAAGGTTATATGACATCTCGTGATATCGCTGATCTTAACACAGCTCTATCTGGTGCAACTCTAACTGAAGGTGCTGGTGCAACTAACCAAAAATCTCTTCATAAAGTTACCTATGAGACAAGTTTTGCTCGTTATGGTGAAATGATCGATTACACAGATGAAGTTGATATCTGGTCTGAGGACTATATTCAGGTTCGTTATCGTGAAGAACTTGGTGAACTTGCTAACTCTCGTATGGAAGATCTAGTACAACGTGATATGCTTGGTACATCTACTGTTCTTTATTCTGGTGCTGCTGGTTCAATTGGCGAGATTGGTCTTCTAGCTACTTCCGCTACTGATAGTGCATGGACTGTTTCATATGACCTTATCCGTAAGGGTGTTCGTAAACTAGTTCGTAACCGTGCTCGCAAGAACACAACTATCGTTTCTGGTTCTACAAAGATTGGTACAACTCCTATTGCTAAGGCATACTACGGTATTATTGGTGCGGACGTTAAATCTGATCTTGAAACACTAACTCGTGGTTCTTCTTATGAAACTGAGTATGTATATGTTCCTGCTCATAAATATGCTGGTGCTGCAACACTTGCTGAAGGTGAAGTTGGTGCAATGCATGAAGTTCGTTTCGTTGAGGCAGAGTCTGCTGTTGTTTATCGTGGTCAAGGTGCTATCGTTCGTCCTTGGTTCAATGACGCTGACCTACTTAAGTTGTTCCCATACCTAACATCTGCTGAAGCTATTATTGCTGCTGGTTCATCTGGATTTACTCCTGCTGGTACTGCAACTCAAGAAGCTGCTTATACAGGTAATCTACAGTACACTGGTATTCAGGCTACTGATGGAACAAACACAGCGAAGTTCGACGTATTCCCAATCCTTTTCCCAACTGAAGGTGCATTTGCAACTGTAGGTCTAAAAGGTCTTGAGAAGATTAAATTCAACTCTAAGTCTCCAGCTCAAGTTGAACTAATCAACCCATACGGAACTACTGGTTTCTTCAGCTACAACTTCTTCTACGCAGGTATTATCCTTAAAGAGGAAGCTCTACTTAAGACACTAGTTGCTGCTCGTAACTAAGAGGTGAGGGGCTTAAGGCTCCTCTAATAAATGAGTAGATATAATTCTACTCGTTATCAAATAAACTAAACAACCTACGAGGAATTAGAAAATGTCAGAAATGCTAGAACAACTAAAAGAAGAAGCTACTGAACTTGGTATTAAGTTTAATCCTAATATTGGCGAAGCTAAACTTCAAGAAAAAATTGATGCCTATTACGAGGGACAAGAGTCTTCAGGCAAAGAAATCCTCGAAGCTGTCGTAGCTAAGGAAAAATCTGAAGAGAAGCCTGCTGTAGCTAGTAAAGTAGCGGAAATGCCTATGCATGTACGTGCTCGTCATCTATATGACAAAGCAAAAGCAACTAAAGTAGTTACGATTATTGATAATGATCAACGTGTCAATAACCAAACAACTACTTGTAAAGCTAACTGGACAAATGCGTTTTATGATCTTGGTACACGTATCTTTCCTTTGAATACTCCAATTGAGATTCCACAAGGATTTATTGATGTACTAAAAGGTGTTTTGATTCCACATCACACTAAAGATCCTAAATCTGGTCTTTCTGTGACCACAATGCGTCCTCGTTATACTATTCAAATTGAAAATTTTAAACCAGAACAAGCATAGGTTTATTTAAGATCCTTCGGGATCTTAGGCTAAATCTACAGAGAGGTAAACGATGACTATCCCTAAAGGCGCTGCTTATACATTTACTATTACAGTAATCCAGAAAGATTCATTCATTCCTCAAGATCTAAAAAATATGGATTTAGTAAATTCCTATTTTAAAATGTCTACACTTGCAACTCTTTGTGATGTTACTGTAGGTACAGTAACTATTGTAAGACCTCCTGACATTACATATACTTTCCAAGATACTACAACAACTACTGTAAGTTATGCTGTTAATGATATTATTTTAGATACTAGTACTCAACTTGTATATACATGTATTCAAGCAAGCACCGCAGGTATTTTATTAACAAATACTGCCTATTTTACAGAAATTACTACATACTTAAATGGTAAAATAAGTGTAACTCTTGATAGTGTATTTACAGATTCTTTATCCTATTCTCGTGGGGATGCCGTAGATGGTTATTATCTAAAACCTACTTATCAAGGGGCTATTGTGATTAAGTTTACGGATGGTACTCCTGATAGAACTGCTATTATAGGGACTGGCTGCAGTCGATGCTGCTGGCGGTTTCACTCTCTCCCGACGTCCGGTCGACGCTCATCCGGGAACTGGAATCGGGAGCCCAACCGCGCGAGCGGCG